CTTAAATTTAATTGGGCTTGTAGAAATACTACTTAAAAATTAAAACTAAAAACTACACCCTCCCAAGCTGAATGAGTCATCTGTTCAAACTCTCTTCTCAACTTGAGAAATTAAAGGGGTGGTTGCGGTTAAGCCGCGGGTTTTTCCTAGATTCGGTTCCATGGTCGTGATCAATTTCAAAATCTCTTCATTTCTCTCATCTCGGTTCATCACTTTGCAATCAGCAGGCATGCGTGCCCTTTGATATGCATTTGCCCTGATGAAATTTGGTTTTGGCAATTTGTAGCACCCTAACATCTTCCTCCGCGTATTGTTTGGGTGATGCACGAGCAGGATCCTCCGGTCATCAACTGGGTAGTCGACTTCCAGCATCTCCCATAAATGTTTCCAATTAAGACCCTTCTCCTTTAGACGCCTGGACGCTTCAGGAAGAAGAATTGCATCGTGATCAACAAACAAATGCGGATAGTGCTTACAAAGCCAAGATTTTCCTTCGCCAGACGGGATGGCGATAGCATAACGGTTGTCGGTTTTATCCTTTACCTCTCGTGTTGACAACACGCCCGTCATAGAAGTAATAGCATATGGAATCTTCTGCACAAGCTTCATCAACTTTTGCGTCATCACTCCATTTCCAGAGGCTGCGATCTTCTCAAACATCGCCTGGCACTTGACATGACATGGGAGAGCCCCACAAACAAACAAGAACCAGTAGTGGAAGTCACTGTACGTCATCACTCTCAGTTTCTTCCCTCTCGCCTTCAACGCCGCTGCAATCTTCTGCCTCAAACTCGTGAAGTACTCGAAACCTCTGAAATACGCAAATCTCAATGCGTCGTTGCAATTGCTTTCCAACAGTTCGTCTTGGTCGGGAGCTATCCGTGTCCAGTTACACAACTCCAGGATGGTATTCTCAGCCATATGGGGCACTTTCACGCCCTTCAAACCAGAATGGTCCCGGAAGCTCTGCTTTAGAAACGTCATCTCCTCCAAACTGATGTACGGTAGCACTTCTCCACTCTTTGTAGCGTTGGTGTAAACGATCCCATACCTAGCCAGAAACTGAGTAACTGTCTGTTGGTTGAACCACTCAATCACCTCTGCCTTCACAGCTACGATGTTGTCATCTCCGTAACATGCTACCCGTACATTCTTGTGAAACTCTGCCATCGTTGCCAGTTTCCCTAACTCTTCCGCCAGCCCAAGGTAAGCGAGAGCTATGTATCGAAAGTTCACGTCCCCGTTCTTGTTAACAGTATTGGGGTTACCTGATTTGTTGCCGGTGTGTGTCATGAATAACACGTCATTCGCCAAACAAATAGTGTGAATTCCTTCGTCACACAATGTCTCCCTCACATTGCTATCTCCTTCATCGCACTTGCCAAAGCGCTTGTAGAAATAGTTGCCGTCACGGTAGAAGTCGGTGGTTAGGTCTGGTGCCAGTGTTCCATCGAAGCGCTGGAAATCTCCTGCAAAAACAAAACTTGAGAATTCTGCGATGTAGTTGTACAACTCCGTCCATTCGAGACTTTGGGGGTCTATGCCCACTTTGGATGGAGAGATTCGTCTGTTATCTTTCAGTGCTACTGAGTAGTCCTGCATATACTTCCTTTCAAGCAGAGAATAGTCCACGGGTGGTATGATGAACAACCGTGTACTTCCCTCTGCTATCTTGGCAAGTGGTCTGCGTTCGTCCTTCAGGCAACACGTCCAGACAGATTCCACTCTCTCACCTCTGCGAGCCAGCGCTTCCCTCATCTCGAACTTCTTCTTTAATTCCGTGTCCGATATTCGTTTTTGTCCTATGTCAAAAAGGTAGGCTTTTCCCACTTCTCCTTTGGGTCGGGATAGAACCCAAGGATACCCTGGACTAGTGTTCAGGGGCAAGCGATCAAAGCCTTCCATGCCGTCAATCCCGCACAGAGCCTCCTCATCAGTGAGAATTTGGGGTTCCCTCTGAAGAGTCCACGCCTCCATCGATTCTCTTACGCTCTCTGAAATCATGGCTCTGTGTCTTTTCGAAAATTCAACTGGTGCTTTTCCGTATTTTGCAATCCCACTCTTCATGATGTTTTTCTTCACCTTGAGACGTGGATCTCTGCTCGAAAGTACTGCCGGTTCTGTAACTGGTGGTGCCACCATTCCATGGATTGCAGTTGGAATGATGGTGGTCTTATCTGACTGAAAGACCCCTCTCTCTACTTGGCCAATATGACCGAAGTGACCCTCAGGTACCATTGGGGATACAAGGAAGTGCGCCGCAGGGATGGGAGTCCCAAGGCGACCTTTGCCGATTAATGCTGCGACCATCTCACGAGTGATCAGAGCAGCATAACCCGTCCTCACGTCCCCAGCAGTATGAATCCCAAGGATCATGCCGTTGGACTTGTTCTCCGTCGTCATCAACACTGAACCACAAGCTCCAAACGTCAACTTCGATTCATATTTCCACATTCCTCGCGTCAGATACGTCTCCGTCTTTCCTTCGCTCGTCATCGTGTACTTCATCTCGTCGATAGCTACTGCCGTCGTCTCGTGAATCACTGGGACCATCTTGCTCGTCTGCTCGATCATCATTGCTGCTGTCTTCTTGTACTTTCCCAGTGATGCTTCCTCGATGAAATGTCCCGTCATGTCCTTATGCATTTGGATGCTTGGCACCTCAACAACTGCTAGATCCTTGTTTTCAAAGAAAACAATAAGATCTTCGTCGTACTGCACTCTTAGCCATTCGTTGCTATGCCAAATCTGAAACTCTCCGTTCTTCTTCGCTACGTCTAGAAAATGCTTGTTCATGATCAACTTCTTTCCTCCAATTGCTAGAGCATTAAGGGACATCATTTGCAAACCAGTCACGGTCCTCACCCGGTAAAGGGCAGGGATTACGCGATTGTTTGCAACCTCCATTGGTCTTCCTGAATGGGCAACCACATGGTTAAGTGCAGCGCCCTTCGTCACATCCGAGTAGGGTCCAAGGTGGGGTACCACATGGTGAAGTGCAGCACCCCGAGTTACGTCGCTGTAGGGTCCAACCATAGCTTCGCAACTCTTTTTGGTTCCAAGGAATATTCCCTGGGGTTTCTCACCTAGTACATCGAAGTACTGTTCTTCTTCCTCTTTCTTGGTGATCCGCCCCGGTTCGTACTCCTCATCGCCATATATCCTCTGCCATTCACGCAGGATCCACGACTGGTTAAGGTTATGGTCCAACACAGGCCCCCTGCCACAAAAGTGGCATCTGTAGCCCATGTATCGCATGGAATGACAGTAGCATTTGTGAGCAGTTTTGACAATCAACCCCGTAAGGCCAAAAATCGCCACCGCAACCGCAACTAACTTCGCAGGCCAACTCTCCAGACACTTAAGCCAAGGGAGTGCCTCTTTCGCTGCTGTCCACTGATCTTTCAACCAGTTCTTCACTTGCTCCAACTTCCCGAGTGTGGCTGCCTTGAACCTTGCCATTCTTGACTTCTTCACGCATCTCCACATCTCACTTTCTAGGGTCGTCGTCTTTTGTGCCATAACATCATCCAACGCATCTAAGGTAAGATCAATGTTACGCACCAACTGTGGGTCAACTGTTCTGCTTCTAGTATCTTTCAGCTGAGCTATTTTGAACTCTGTATCTGCATGTGCTTCTTCCAACTTTCGTCTCTCTTCATCCAAAAGGAACAATAGCTCATTAGCCTCTTCAACACTGTCTGCATCCCGGGCAACCCACTTCTTCATCTCTTTGCTGTAAACCACTGCTTCAATGCTCTCATCTGAAACAGTGGACAACAATGGCTGGTCATGTGCTTTGTCTAATGAAAGAGAAAGCACAATATCGTCCTCCCCAGCCATTGCCTCAGCCTCCATCAACAAGTTCCGTGCTTCGGGGACGGGTTCCACAGGTGGAATTTCCCCTAAATCCTGATTGAGAAAACGCTCGATGTTATCTTCTGCTTCTTGAAAGTCTTCTTCTGCTACCACCACTTCGTTCACTGCTATGATAGCCGCTACTTCTTCTCCTGCTTCTGCGTCTCTCAACCTAGCTTCTTCTTCCGCTAGTGCATCCACTCGTCTTTCTCGCTCTTCCATCTGCCGGTCGTACTCTTCTGGAATTGGAATGTGCATTACCCTCAGGGAATCCCTGATTAACCTATCTTGATTCGTGAAGTAATTGTTAGCAAAAACCTCAACTTCTCTCAACAGATCGGCATAACACATCCAATCTGATGCTGCTCTCTGCACTAACCCTCGCTGCCGTGCCAGCCTAGGTTCCACCGAAGGGAGGATCCTAAACCGCATGTGGTCAAAATTTCTTCTCAACTCTGTTCTTCCTTCCATGACCACCTGTCGCTGAACTTCTTCCGATACCCATCTCGCTTCAATGAGTACATCTCTTCTTCGCTGAAGTGCTACCACGTCATTGCATTCATTCGGTGCTGGATACGCTGTATTTGTTGTCATGAAAATGAAGTCTGATGTGAAGAGTTGGCCTTTCTTAAAAGCCATGACTAGAGGTAATTTTGCATTTGATTTTAACATTGAAAAGAAAGCGTACTGTTTTTGATCTTTAAAAAGACTGATGTCGTCCATGTAGATTGCGTCCTGTCCGGTGTAATTTTCTGTGAAAAATTCTTCTGCTGGGTTGTGTGGGCACCATCTTCCTTCAACTGGGTACCCAAGATTATCCATCAACTTGAATGCTAGACTGGTAATCCCTGCTGACTTGCCGACTGCTGTGACTCCCTTTATGCAAATACACAAGGGATCCACTCTCACTGGTAACTCTTTCCATGCTTCTCTCACTGCTAGGCCGATCTCCTTCGCTTTTCTGATGTACTCAGCCAAAACTCTGCCGCTAGCCCCCAACTTTCCCCGAATTCGGAGTCTATTGAAGACCTCTGCCTGGTCCGCTGCTTGTAAACACTTCATCTTGAACTCTCTGTCGAACTGGCTTCTCGTTTTGTAATCTGTGTCGTAGGTCTCGTCGACAAACAAGGCAAAAACCTCGATGTCTTGGAATCCTTCTTGCAGTTTCAACTGAGCTAAGTACTGTGGTGCCGTCAGGAGTAGTACTTGCTCAACGATCCACTCAGTCAACTCCTTCATCTGCTTGTAGAGCCCTTTCACATTGCTGATAGCTGTAGAACTAAAGTTGAACAGCCTCAGCCTCTCGCTGACCGTCTTACACATCTCTGTGGTTTCCTTGTCATTGGGTATGCTCTTAAACCCAAGAACAACTAACGCTGCTGTTGCTACCCCTACGATTGCGGGTACAAATTCCACTAACTCTGCCTGTGCTTGTACTCCGGGCTGTTGATTTCCTTGCTTACAGCCATTTACGATGCCTTCGATGATAGAGATCGCCATCTGCGTCAACTTCTCTGCCGACCACTGCAAGAGTCCTCCGAAGAGTTCTCTCAAAATGGCCACTATGGCGCATCCCTTTACGAACGTTGATTCTGCCGTGAGGTAGGCTTGGAAGCCTGCCACTAGAACTGCGATATTCCCTGCTATTCCTACTCCTGAGCCAACCAATGAAGGTAAGCCCTGGAGGAAGGAATTCAGGGATGTGAAAATACCGCCTTCATCTGCTTTCTCCACTTCTGCTGCTGTGCTGAGTCCTAATCTGGTTGAGATTCCTTGTACTGTGTTCTCTGCTGTGTTCGCTGCTTGTGTGATTGATTCTAGTGTGTTCATTGCTGTTGTGTATGGGTTTCGAGGGAAATAGGAGCGTGTAGTCTCCCAGAATCCCCCAGCGTGTGCGTGTACTGTGCTGTTGATTTGTGTTCGTACTGTTTTTGTGAGTGTGTTTGGTGTGTTTTCTGGTGTGTCTGCTACAGTTTTCATCCATGCTTGGCGTGTAGGTGTAATTCCTCCTGGATAATCCAAATAATTTGGATTATACAGAGCTCTGCTGTCATCATCAGTTTGTCTGTTCTTCTCTGCATCTTTTAGAAACTGTACTCTAGGTACGGACCTAAAGTAGTTGTACGTGAAATCATCTCCTGCTGCTTGATACAAACTGATCCTGTACTTCGTTGACTTCTCTCCATTACACCTAATAAAAACTGTACCAGTTGCTGTTCGTGCTGTCCAATTTGCTCCTGGTTCTGTGGATTCAATGAGTGTCTTTAACTGTTGGTATGCTGTGTAGAATGGAATTTCGAAACTCCAACTGGCCTGTATTTGTGAACTACCGACCATGACTCCCTGAACTTCGCTTGATCCGAGGATTTGAACCCACTCATTGGAAAGATTGCTTGGTGTGAAATTGTTTGTGAAAACGCCTGGTGTGTGTAGAATTTCGGAGATGAAAGCTTTTGACGTATCCCAACCATGAACCACTAAGATGTATCTCAGTGATCCCCGGTGGAAGGTCATGCTCTCACCATAGTGTGCCAAAAGTGTTCTGAACTGTATTCCGTTGTTGTTGTTGAATCTTTTGTTAACAGACCCCAAAAGAGGTGTGTTGACAAACGATATCACACTGTTCTCATCGATGGTGACTGTGTTCTCGAAAACCTTCTGATACCTTCTGCATGCTGTCTTCATGTCCATTGCTCCTTCTGACATTGTGCTCTCCGTGACATTCTTCAACATTCCTACTCCGTTGATTAGCACAATGCTGTTGTTCTCTTCTCTCGTGGTGACTGTCTCTGCTAGTGAATGAGCTCGCGGTAACACGTCTCCTGACCCCTGGTAGAGGGACAAGTCCGTGGGAAAAGCTAGCTCAAAATCATCTGCTGCTGCTACTAAAACGCTGATGTCAACTGAAGTTGAAGTGGCATCTGGTACCGTCAACCTGTTCACGACGTGAATGACAATAGTCCCATAAGAGAGGCTAGGGTCAAACGTCGTGAGTTCAGATCTAGCTACCATTCTGTCACATCTCAACCACGGTCTCTCGCTCATGTACGGTGCTGTCACTGAAATTTCGTGCTTCTCTTGTACGTCCCAATAAAGAACGTTGTAGTACTTCGTCTTGTCAAAGTTCGTGGTGTAATTTCCTGGGATAAAGCTGATTTGGAATCTTACTGATGTCATCTGATTTACTGCTGCCATGAACGTGTAGGTTAGGCCTCCACGATAGAATTTACATGATCTCGAAAAATATCCCAGAATCGTTGTGTCGTAAACATCTACGTCTGCATCTCCTGCTTTCTTCGTCTGCTTCTGGACTGCCAGGGTTGGGTAGCAGGGTATGACCCCCACAACTGAACCTGGCCCATCGCCGGTCGATACCGTGAATGTAGCTATTCTGGAAGCTACTTTAACCAAGGACTTCATCTGCATGTCATCTTGTGTAGTCTGAATCATCTCTGGCTGGTGTACTGTCGCTGTTCCTGGTCGGAGTGAAAGTCTCGTCGTCCTATCCAGACCTTCTCCGTAATTCATTGCCGGTACTGCATTAGGTACCCATCTCTGCGGGCTGCTCGGATCACTGGGGAAATCGCAATTTGCTGCTCCCCCCATGACGCCGCCAACAGAGCTGGATGCTCCTGGTGCAATCAGATCTTTCACGAAAGGCAAAGCGCTCTTCACAATGCCTTCAACTCCTGCGTGCGCTGATGGTAAAATGACTGTGTGTGCTTCTGAGGGTTGATGAAGTTCTGCATCCTTGAAAGAAGTCCAACAGGAGACGTCCACGGTGGACGGAGCCCCTGTTGTTGATCCTAGCCTGTTAAAAACTACTAGGACAACTCTACCAAGGTATTCATAGTCGTTTTGTTTATTTGTGTTGAAGTATGTGTGTGTGTGTGCGAATGGGATTCGTAGTGTGACTGTGTTGCTTAGACTTGCGTCGATCTTGCCGTGTGGAAAGCCAAGAATGTTATCTGCGGAGAAAAAACTCTTGGCTGTTGATGCTTTCTGAAACTGTGGAATAAATGCTGCTACTAAGTAACCTTTGTTGAATTTATTTGAATTGATTTCGAATCTAAGCTCAACTACGAAACGCGTGAAAATGAATGTGGAAAGTAGATTGTAGTGTGGTCCTTGTATGAAATCTCCTGGTAAAAGGAGTTCTGTGATGTAATGTCCTTCTTCCATTGCTGCTGTCCATTCTGATGTAAAAGTGAGGATGGGTTTTGCCATGACTGTCCTGATGTGATATTCGTTTTCTGGCATTGAGATTCCGTTTCCTGGTGTTGACACTTGTCCTTGCATGAAACCTTGATCAGATGTCTCTTCTCGCTGGTCCACGAAGGTAGTGTTAACCTCCTTTTCTGTTGTGTCTTCTCTGATTTCTGCGTGTGCGTGTACTGTCATGTCATTGAAATACTTCACAAGCTCGTCTCTGTACCTTTTGTACCCAAAGAACTGGTGATACCAGTAATCTGGAGTACCTTTATCGTGTCGCTGCTGGTCTCTTAAATGCTCATTCATCAACTCAACATACTCTCCGAGACCTCTCATCTCAATCTGCTGCTTGAAGAATCTTGTGAAGAACGGTGACTTATCTGTGTAACGTGTTGTGAGTGTGTTTAATTGTCTGTAATTTAGTGGCAATGTCCAAATTTCTTCTTCGTCTTCTTGTGTTGGAATGAAAAATGTGTTGTCTTTCTGGATGGGGATGAATGTGTAAGGGGATGTGAATGGAGGTGTAAGCTCTTCTTCCGGTTTGTCTTCCTCTTCTTCGAACCAAGGAGAGGGGGATTGTCCGTTTTCCGTGTCCTGATCTAAATCTGGCCAACCATCGCTTCCCTGGGGAGGGGGGATAAAGTTGGCACTGTCATCATCATCAACATCGTCAAAACCTCTATCGAGTGGAAACTCAATGAGGTCTTCTCCTGCTGCCATCACTGGGAAATCTTTCCATCGCTGAGTCGGATAATTGTTCCACATGATGAACCCTTGGGGAACATCCATGTCTTGCCATTCCATTTCTAAATCTTCACATGAGAGAGCTGGTGGGGCTACCACATCGCATGTCTGATCATTGTAAAAGAACGCCATGGTTTAAGTTTAAAATGAATAAAACCCTCCTTTTCACCTACAAAGGAGTCAAAGGGTGTAGCCAAGGTTTACGTCTCGTGCAACCTCTTACTACCATTATTATAACTGACGGACAGTTTCGGCAAACTGTCAAAACACATACATTGGTCTCATACACTTGCAAAACGATATTGATCAACTTTACTTCTCGGGGTTCCAGTTGTCCAAAGGAGTATCTCTCGATACTTGATCCTAAGAATAGTACTACCAAAGAAAGTAAATCACAATATGCCTCGCTTGCGCAATATAACCAATGCGGTTGCTTCCATCAATGAACTCGGTCCAACTCGGTAATCCGAACTAAATCAAATTATCAAGTTCGCTACCCGGAACATAATGAAAGACTTGCATCACCAATTTTACTAAGATCTTTTGCTCTAACTATACAATTTAACCATTGTTTCCGCTGGAGTGCGTAATGAGCAGCACGTGGCCTACTGAACCTGTTACAGTTAAGCGCCAACCACGTACCACCACAGCCGTATAGTAGAACTACTGGACATTTATACTTAGTAAAATCTCACGATTAAATGATTTATGATTGATGTTTGGTGTGTTTGGTGTTTGGAGCTGATAAGTTACTAGATCCATACTTCGAGAAAACTGACACGTAGCAAAAACTAGATGCGAGTATCTCTGATATGAACGTAGTAGAGCTTATCTATCGGTTGCTCCGACCGTTAAAATGAGACCCATGGGCATGACCCATAGATCGGA